TCATCGATCGCCCACGCGAGGAAGTCGAGATTGTCCTGATTGGCAAGTGTTGAGTTCGATCCGCGTCCGAAGTGGCAATCGGCTATCACCGCCGCTTTTCTGAAAAGCATCTAAGCTCAAATGTTATGGATGAACGAATCCATGTATAACGAATCAGGTACAGCTATTCAACCGGAACCTTTGGTTTGCGTCCGCGCCGCTTCGGCGGTTCCTTCTCGACGACTTTAGGTTCGGCACCATCGGTTGGCTTCTGCCATTCATCGCGCTGCTCGAATTCATTGTCGATCTGTCGCGTATAGCTTGGCTGTGCCCCTGACATCATCAGCAAGTCATCACGGATGTCCTGATTGCGCCGCTCAAGATTCAATATGCGACGGAAACTGTTTTTGATGATCTGTGTATAGAAGGCAAACGGGTTCTCGGAGCGAGACTCGTCGAACTGAAGGCCGACCTGGGATAGCTGAACCAGTGCATGACTACGCATCTCATCGTTATAGCTGTTCGAGGAGAGGTACATGGTCCCATTTCGACGTACCATGAACGAGCCATACTCAGTCTCCACACACCACACCCGTCCGTTGTAGTCAATCGTAGGCTCATTAGGATGATGCTCCTTACCTCGTCCGGGATGAGACCTGCCGTTACGCTTTCCGCCGTGGAAGTCGATCTTCTCCACCACAGCAATGCGAGACCTACTGTGGGTCTTAGAGAAGAGGTTTACCGTATAACATTGAGTTGGTTTACCAAATGCTACAAAGTCCTGTTCGCGCCACGTTGCTCTATAACCAGCAAGTGCGCACAGTGTGAGAAAAGCGTCAAGATGTTTAGCATCCTTCTGAGAGTATCTCATGAAACCACCTCCGTAAGCAGGGCAACTGGCATATGGCTTCGTTCGATGACCGTCTCCATCGACCATCGTGTCGATCAGCAGTTGGCGTTGGGATTGAGTGAGAGATAGCAGAAACTCCATCGCCGGTACACGATTCGGTACAACATCCATCAAATCGAGGCAAACTTTCTTCGGAAGACGAAAGGCAACTTGGGTTTGACCAGTGTATTGTACTCTATGATACTCGGTAAACCGCACATCTAGTTTGCGTAAGCATTGGCGAATTCGTTCTGATTTCTCGCCTTCATTCTGATAGATCGTGATGCTGGTGTAATGTGGGCTTCCATTGTAGTAGCTACCTTCAGTAGCAACCCATCCAACCAACTCGATAAACTCATCGGGGTATCGACCATCTCCATCTGCTACAGGATCACCTGTCAGAATAAGACGGTCCCTTTCGAGCAACAGTTCGACTTCCTTCAATCCATTGTCCGTTACAAACTTGTGGCCGGGTGTTACCAGAGCATCCATTCCACTCACGGTAAGGTGGAACATCTTACCCTCGTAGGGATACCGGAAGATGGACTTGATCTTCGACCACTTTAGCTTACCCTCATGGTAGGACAGCACAATGTCCTGCTCCGTGATCTCATCGATGCCGAGCCAGCCGCGCTGTGTCAGAGCTTCGGTGCTTTCATCGACGCAGTAGCCTCTCCAGCTTCCCCCGCGGGAGTACCTCTCCACCATCAACATGAACATGCGCGCCAGTCGATCGGTGATATGACCGTGCGCGATCGAGAATCCTCCAGTATCAAGATCACCACGCCAATGGGAGCGGCCAACTTCAAACGGTAGGTCATCGCGCACCACGTAGTGGCGAAACGGCGGAAAGTTGGTCTTGGCCACCCATTCGCCACTCCGCGAGCGCTTCCGCCGCTTCTCATCCTCTTCCGGCGGCAGATGGATGTCAGACATGACGCGGAACACCACCTCCGCCGCGAGATGCTCGATGTCTTTACGATTAGCCCGATTCTCCAACAGCGTCGCCATCGCTTCCGGTGTGACGCGGTCGATCGAATCGACGATCACATCGTAAACGGCGTACTGCGGCGAGATGAAGGAGCAGAAGGTCGCCTTGCTGCGTTGAATCTCAGCCAACAACTCACGATTGGAAATGTACTTTATCTTCTGCATCTTTCTACCGATCATAGCAGATCAGCATCTGCGATCACAAGATTTGTTATCTATATAGTTTATTGTGCCCTAAATACAGCGAGTCTATTCGAGGGCATTCCATGGCAGACGTAACAGGCGGGGCCGCTTCCACGCCTAGAGCTAATCTAGACACGATCACCGTAACGGCGGCGGCGCCCACCACGACGACGGTAACGCCCACGACGGGACCAACCGGGGATAACCTCGATACCGTTTTGCACAATCTGCGGACGCAGCAAGCCAATGCCGGTCCGTCTAACACCGTTGTCTCGAACCCAGACCGTAGGGACGATAACAACGTCCAGCAGACGCCAACGGCGGGCACTGCCGTGGCCGGGCCGCCGCAAAGCCCCGCAACGCCACCTGCCGCGGCGCCGTCGAAGGACATGCGGGTGCGTCTCTCGGCGCTCGATCCCAGCATCTTCACCGGTATCCTGGCGCCGCTCAAGAACACTGGCGGGATGCTGTTCCCGTATACACCGCAGATTTCCTATAACCAGAGCGTCAGTTATGCTGATATCTCATTGGTGCATTCTAACACGGACTATGCGGCCTATACCCGGACGCCATCGCTGACCGTGAGCATCAGTGGCAAGCTCACGGTGCAGAGTCAACTTGAGGGGAAGTATGCGCTGGCCTGTCTGCACTTCCTCAGAGCCGCATCGAAATCGCACTTCGGCGAGAATGACACCAATGCCGGTTTGCCGCCACCAATCCTAACGCTCGATGGCTACGGCACATACATGTTCAAGCGACTCCGGGTCATTCTGAAGTCGCACAGTTGGACCTTCGATGAAAACATCGACACGATTGCGGTGAACGCTGGCAAGGGTTTGGTGCGGTTGCCTGCCCTGTTCACCGTGAGTTGTGAACTGACAGTGGTGCAAACGCCGACCCGGATGCGCACCAAGTTCAACTTCGGGCAATTCGCGTCCGGCCAACTGATGGAACAGCAGGAGGGATGGATCTAAGTGACCACGATTATTACCTACCCAGCGAACTCCGCTTATCATACGACACCACAGACCAGTAACCGTATTCTCTACTGGGCATTCCGCTCGGTGCCGGTCGATCCCACTGACCAGCCATATGTTCTGTCGCCGCGGCATGAGTATCGACCCGATAAGCTGGCCTACGAGCTGTATAACAATCCGTCGTACTGGTGGATCTTCGCGGTGCGCAATCCGTTCCTGCGCGCCAATCCGATCTGGGACTTCATCGGCGGGCTTCAGATCATGGTGCCGACCGCGGATCGCTTGATCACGCTACTGGGTGCCTAGATGGGTCTTCTATCATGGCTTACCGGTGGAGGTTCATTGATTAGCAACAAGCCGGTTGGCTCATCGGTCGGTCTCGGCGCATCTGGTTCAGCGATTACCAATGCACCAGTTGGCTCATCGGTCGGTCTCGGCACATCTGGTTCAGCGATCACCAATGCGCCAGTTGGTGCATCGGTAGGTCTCGGCACATCTGGTTCAGCGATCACCAATGCGCCGGTTGGTGCGACAATAGGTCTCGGTACATCCGCGCCCGAGGCACCTCTGCCAGTGGACCCTGCCACTGGACAGTCCCCCGGCGAGAACGTCCCAGCGCCCGTAAAGTCACCGGCAGTGCAGAATGCCACTGCCGTTCCACCACCTCCACCACCGGGTATTAGTCCTGCGACCTTCCAACAGGCACTTGCCTCAGCAAAGTTCGAATCCAATCCGCTGAACGACTACTACTCGCCGACCTATCATTTCCGGCTTTTCGTCTGTAACGACAAAGATGTCCTTATCCAGATGGGAAATCCCGGCTCCGTCGCCGACATGGTGGGTGCCCTCAGCGGCAAGTCGGTGCAACAGGTGACGATTGCGGAGAGCGGCGTCACTGCGGCATTCAGCATCAAGGATGTCGAGATCAAGACGGTCATTGCCCAGAACGGCGTTACCAACCAACAAACGGCGTGGGGGGTCACCTTGACCGTTACAGAACCACTCGGCTTGAGCTTTCTCGACGGTTTGCTGGCTGCCGCATCAACGCTCGACATCTTCGATTATACAAAGACCACATACTTTCTCGAACTAACGTTCATGGGCTATGACGAGCAAGGTAAATCTACCGGTCGTCCGATCAAGATGAATTATGCCAACGGCGGACGCTGGATTTGGGCGCTCACGTCGACCTTCATCGACACAAAAATTACCGAAGGTGGCGGCGTCTATACATTGGAATTCATAACGGACGAAACCAACATCTTGGTCAACGAGATGGGGAAGATCAGCCAAGGCAGCCAAACCATCAAGGTTTCCGGTAGCACGTTAGGTGAGCTATTCGATGATTACGCGGCAAAGATCACGGATTCCTGGAACAAACAGTTTAGCACGAATGGCAACAAGCTGCGCGACTACAAGATCATCACCCATCCGGTGTCGTTTGTCGGTAACCCTCACAATGGCGCCGATGTTAGTAAGTTCAAGACAAAGTCCACGTCGCCTGATCAAAGTTCCAGCAAAATGTTCGATTTTGACAAAAGTGGCAAGATCACGGCACAGATACCGCCCAATACGCCCATTAGCACCTTCATCACCAGTGCCATCAATGCAACGGAAGAGGGTCAGGCCCTGGCGAAGGATGTTCAACCATCTGGCAGTACCAGCCAATCGGCTGCTCAGGTGAATCCACGCAAATTTCTCGAACCCATCCTGTTCTCCATCGAACTCGTACCGATTCGCATCGATAAGGATCTAGATACCGGCAACTATTGCTACGCCTATCAAATCCATGTGGTGCCGCATCTGGCCACCCGAGTCATCTTGAATAGGACCCAGGTAGAGAACGCCAAAGATCCAGCCGTGCAGAAAGAGATGATCTCCAGTCTCGTCAACAACGGCATGCTGCGAAAGCGCTACGATTACATCTTCACCGGCAAGAACACCGAGGTCATCGACTTCGATATCGGGTTCAAGCTGTCATGGCAGCCCAAACTTGCAAAGATGGCTGGGGCGCGAATGGGATACAATAACGTCGCGGTCAACAAGCGAATCAATCCAGTCAACACACAGGGAGATACGGTTCAGAGCAAAATCGATCAGCAAGTTTTCCCTGTGCCGCTCAGTGGTGATGCGCGGGAGAGGCAAGCCGCCTCTTCAGCCGATTCTGGACCCAGCGCCATGGCGTCGCCACCGACACCGTCAACCTCCTTCCAAATGGTGCCGGGCGCCATTGGCCGAGCCAATGTCAACAGCGCACAGGCGCAGGGAGCCACATTGTCTCCGGTCAATCAAACACCAGCACAGACACAAGCCAGTCAATGGTCATTTAACAAACCCAGCCTAACTTTGTCCTCACCGGTCGGTAATGGTGGGCTGATCAGCAGCTTACCACAGCAGGTCCAAACATCGCTCGGCGCGATAGTACAACCGACTGCCGCGCTCAAGGCAATGCTGTCCGGTGTGACTAGCGCCAACAATACCGATTCCAGCGTGGCAAAACCAGCGCAGCCGCGTTTGCGCAACCCATCCGGCTCACCACCACAAGAAGCATCTTCCAACCGCTATATCGAAGACTTGCTCGACCAGAATAACACCAACAGCCAGCCGAACACCCTACCCGTCTCCTTCTGGCAAGGCTATCACGTTCCGGAATCCTTAGCCGGTAGCGGTTTCACCGGCCAATGGGGACGAGATCAATCGGTCGTCGGGTCGATCTTCGCGCAAATCTACGATCCGCAGTTCACGGGCGACTTCCAACAGCTCAAATCGCTGACCATCCGCGGTGACCCATTTTGGCTCGGTCAATCGAACTTGGAGAGACAAGTCCTCTTGCGTAACAACAAACTCACCCCAGCCGCAAACGCACTACCGGATTACACAAGTCGTAAGCAGTCTATCTATTTGTACTTCAGGTATCCACTACAGATCGCCGATGATACCTCACAGCCTATGCTGCGTTCCTCGGAGTCATTCAATGGATTGTATGAAATCACCAATGTTCGGCACACCTTCTCCGACGGTGTGTTCAAGTCAGAACTTCAAGGAATCAGACAGATACTCTACAACTTCAATGCTGCCAATTCCAGCAATGGCAACTCCGGCGGCGCTGGTTCGAACGCAGGTCTGGCGGGTAAAGGTGGCGCGGGAGGAAACTCAGGTATCACCCCCGGACCAGGACCCGGCTTTACTCTCAATCCAACCAACCTGCCGAACACCACCGCGGCGCCCACCGCGCTACAGAGCGCCGACACGGCAACGATCGGCACAGGCACTCCTTCGCTGTCAGCATCACAGTTGGCTTCCTACAAGGCCGCGGTCGGCCAGAGTGAATCTGGCAACAACCCGCAACAGCCCAACAATAAACAAGGTTTCGTCGGCCAATATCAAATGGGACAAGCCGCATTGATAGATGCTGGCTACTTGACCCCTGGCGTCGGAAGCTCCACTGATCCAATGTCGTGGCAGTGGACCGGCCAAAATGGCATCAACTCTTTGTCCGATTGGCTTGCGAATCCAAACTTACAGAACAGCGCCATGGATTCTTATACCCAAGCCAACTACGCCACCCTGGTGAACAAAGGCGTCATCACGCAAAACACATCGCCGGAAGTCGTCGGCGGTCTTCTTGCTGCCGCGCATATCGCCGGAGGCCAAGGTGCGGCGAATTGGGCCAATTCCAACGGCGCCTATAACCCAAGCGATGCCTTCGGCACAACACCAACCAAGTATTACAATCTAGGATACAACGCCGTGCGTCTCGCACCCACAACAACGGCGAGCCGATAATGCCCGCCGCAGTCCCCCTCTCTCGCCTGGGTCCGGAAACCAATCCGCTGCACAACCGCGGCACGGCAATCCTGCCGATGATCTATATCGGCTTTGTCAAACGCAACGACGATGCGCAACGTATGGGTAGATTATCAGTTTGGATTCCAGAGATGGGAGGTGATGCTAACCAAGAATCATCATGGGTCATCGTCAGCTATGCCTCGCCATTTGCAGGCGCTACCGACTACAAGAAGATCCGCCCCGACAGTCAAACCATGGACGGCTCGCAGAAGAGCTATGGTTGGTGGGGCATACCTCCCGACATCAACAACGAAGTCGCTGTCTTCTTTGCCAATGGTGACCTCGCGCGTGGTTACTGGTTTGCCTGTACTTATGCAACCAACATGAATTGGATGGTACCCGGCATAGCTACAAATGTCACTACAGAGCCATCGCCACCCAACAAGACCGGACCAGTCGTCGAGTATAACAAGGCCAACGTCACGAGTACCAGTTCGCCACGTCGCCCGCGTTTCACGCCATTGTCCAACGGTCTCGATACCGAAGGTCTGACCTCTGATGAGGAACGTGGTCAGTCCTCTACTTCCGCTCGACGCGAAGCACCATCACAAGTATTCGGCTATCTGACGCCACGCGGCAACACGATTCATATCGACGACAACCACAGCGGCGATTACAACGGGCAATCGGTCAATGAGTTCATTCGACTCAGGACGCGGTCGGGCACGCAGATCCTGGTCCATGAGACGACCGGCTATGTGTACATCAACAGTAAGAACGGATCAGCATGGCTCGAAGTCTCCGACGTCGGTGTCGACGTCTACTCGCAGAACTGCGTCAGTATTCGTGCGCAGCAGGATTTTAACATCCGTGCTGATCGTAACATCATCTTCGACGCTGGCGGCAACATCTCCATGCGATCCGGCAAGGGGATCACCATGGACGTCGGCAGCGATTTCCAGGCGAGCACGGGCGGTGCCATCGTGCTGACCGCTACTGGCAATGGTAGCATTCATATCGCGCAAGACCTACAGATGAAGGCGGATTCGAATCTGCGGTTTGAATCCGGTTCTGATACCAGTATGAAAGCCGGAGCGCGCCATGTTCGCGACGGGTCGAGCGGCATTTTCGACAACAGTGGAATGGCGCCGTCGACATCAGGTACCGATGCCGTGGTGCCCAAAGCCACCAGTCAACTGGACACCACTTCGCGACAAGTCTCTGGCAAGTTTGTCTGGAAGTATGGCGGCGGCAAAGTGCAATCGATCGTCAGCCGGATGCCGACGCATGAGCCGTGGAGCGGGCATCCGAACAGCAAAGTGCCGCCGCCACCGTTAGAGGACGCGATTCCTGGCTCTGGGCCACAAGGGAGCGGCAATGCTTCCAATCTCAATCCAGACGGCACCTTGTCTGATACGGGGTGCAGTTTCGGTAGTGCCAATACCAAGCCGATCTCGACGGAGAACTTCAATGCCATCCAAGCGGCCTCCGACAAGGTCGGCGTGCCGTTGGCCACTATGTTGGCCTTCTCTGATATCGAATCCAGCCATTTGGCAGGTGTTGGGACCAGTACCAGTTCGGCGAAGGGGTTGTACCAATTCACCGATGGCACCTGGAACAGCATGGTGGGGCAGTATGGCAACCTCTACAATGTGTCGGCCGATCAGGTCTACGACCCGAACGCCAATGCGGTCATGGGCGCGCAGTTCATCAAGAACAACACCAGCATTCTTCAGAACCAAGGCATTTCCGATCCGACGCCGGGCCAGCTATACATCATGCACTTCATGGGATCGAGTGGTGGTCCAGCACTGATCAAAGCGGCGCAGAACAATCCAGATGCTGATGCCTCCACGATGTTCCCGGCCGCGGCTGCTGCCAATCCATCGATCTTCAGCGGAAAGACGGTTGGTCAGGTCTATCAAAATCTGACCTCGAAGGCAGACGCTAAGGCAACCGCCTATGCCAACCAACAAGGCTTGCCATCACCCTGCGAACGCCCCGGTGCTACAGGGGCTGGCAGCAATCCTGGTGGGACACCCAGCGCGGCGCTGAATGCGGCTCAAAGCAACAATGGCAAGAACGGCGCGCAGATCAACGACTTCCTCCACGCGAATGGTGTATCTCTCGACGCCACTCAGAACAATTGGTGCGCTGCCTACACCAATGCATCTTTACATGCCGCTGGCATTCAAGGTGACAACTCCAATGTCGCCACATCGTTCATGAACTGGGGTCAGCCGGTGGATGGCAATCCCCAAGCAGGCGATGTTCTTGTGCAATCGAATGGACATGCCCCTGGAGAGGTCGGCGGTCACGTGGGGATCGCGACCGGCAACACTCGCACTCTAAGCGATGGTACAACGCAATGGGAAATGACGGCTGGCAATACGGGTGGACGGGTGCAGACTTACTACGTCAACTCGTCCGAGCTTACCGCCCGTCGCGGAGGGGTCAGTATCTAGTCATGTCCCAGCACGCTATGTAACACCGCCATGCGCATGTAGAGACCATACTTCATCTGGCGGAAGTAGGCTGAACGTGGATCGCTGTCGAGATCCGTGGGAATTTCACCGACCCGCGGCAATGGATGCATCAACACCAGATTCGCCTTAGCGCGAGCCATATGATCTACCGTGACTCTGTAGTGCAGGGCATCGTCGAGCACAAAACCAAGCCGCTCCTTCTGCACACGGGTCACGTACAGCACATCGGTGACATCCAGCACTTCATGCAGATCATCCGTCTCGATTTCTCCCGCACGCCGGAACTCTGGAGGGATGCGTAACGCCTCGGGCGAGACCCAACTGATCGTCACGTCATAGTGGCGCAGCAGCTTGGCGAGGCTCTTGACGGTGCGTCCGTGCAGCAGGTCACCCATCAGCGTGACATGCAACCCATCGACCCGGCTGCGTTCGCGTTGAATGGTAAAGAGGTCGAGCAGAGCTTGCGTGGGATGTTCGCCGACGCCGTCCCCAGCATTGATAATCGGCACCGAGGCAACAGATACCGCCCGTTGTGCCGCACCTACCTCGCTGTGGCGCAGCACAATCACATCCGCGTAGCATTGCATCGTACGAATCGTATCCTCAAGGCTCTCCCCTTTGGCCACCGAGGAGTATTCAACATGGTTGATTTGAATGACTGTGCCGCCCAGTCGGGCCATGGCCGCGGCGAACGATGACGAAGTTCGTGTGCTTGGTTCGTAGAACAGGTTGGCCAGAATGCGGTTCTTCGCTGAGAACGTATGCTGCTGGAACATAAACCATCCGGCGACGCTGCAATAGTTGTCAAGATGAACTCTCGAAAATTGGTCGACCGAGATCAAGTGTTTCATCTACTCATCCTCTTCGTCGTGGTCGTGGCCAAAGAGATTCAGTGGCTGCCACTTCTCAGCGGGGAACCGATACTTGGCGGCTACCATCAGACGGCAGAAGCCGATTACCGTCACCACCTCCTTCGAGTCGATAGGCAGTCGCGCTACTTCGTCCACCCGTGGCCAGTCGATTTGCCATTTGCCGTCCTTGTTGATAGCAGCGATCACATCGAGAAAGCCATTGGCAACCGTAAAGTAGGGTCGGCCATGGGATGGCACGGCCTCAGTATAGATGATCTGCGCCATGTAGTGCTGCCACTTGTCACTCCAGGAATCCGACTCCTCCCATGATGTTTGCACGAAGTTGTCACGCGCTGCCAACACCAGTTCACACACCCGCATCACCACCTTATGCTGTGGTTTATCTGGCTGATAACGATAGTGGAGAACTCGATCCCATTTGACGGAGATTGACCCATCATGATTGATACGCATGATGTCTTCGCCATTGGGTGCGAGGACCAATGGATATGGCATTCAGATAGTCTCCTTGTGGT